CCGCCTTGTTCTGTCGATACAATCGTATCTGGTCCATCGTAGTCTACCCAGGACCATCCTCTTTTCTTCTTAAACAGGCTAACCTTAACTTTGTTACCGCTTTCTTTTGTAGCTGGAGCTGCAGAAGTCTCACTGGTCTCAAGCAGTGGCTTTCCATCAATAATTTTGACAGAACCACCTGCGTAGGTGTTACCTGTAAGGTCTGCTTTAGTGTCCAGGTCGATAAAGTTACCGCCAGGTGTGGGCTGGTCTACGCCAAACGCGCCCTGCATACCTGCATTGTTAAATGGCACAGGTACCACACGCGATTCATTGATTGGGTCTGCTTCGACCTCAGCTGCTGCCTGGTCACGGCTATTCTTAGCGTCCTGCTGCTGCTGTACGCGCTCCAGGTACGGTGCCAGGTACGACTGCATCTGTTCCTGGGTTACACCTTTTTCGGCAGCTCTCTCAATAATCGAGTTAACCATGTCGAGAGGCTGAGCGCCCAAATCTCTTGCTAGGTCTGCCAGGGCAACCTTTAGGTACGCCTTGTTGAGCGGAGGGATGCTACCGTCGTCATCAACTGCATTCTGCAGCTCCTGGTTAAACGCCTGGTTGTTCTCAATGCCGCGCTGATAGTTTTGTTCCTGACGGCTCAATTTAGTCTTAGCAGCTGCCTGTCCAGCTGAGCGGTCGCGCTCTATCCAGAACTGGGGGTCAGGGTTGACCCGCAGCTTCATCATGGAAATTAGCTGGTTCAGATTTGGAACACGCCCTCCCTGAACTATTGAACCTTGAGCTGCAATAGCTGCGTCAACAATTTGAGGGTTAGGCTCGGTAGCAATAATTTCATCGAGCATCGTCATCATTTGCTCAGGGTCTATCCCCAAGACCGATGACATCGTGCCTGCAGGACTTTGGTCGTTAGGAAGACCGCCCTGGTTATAGACGTATTCGTTGAGGTTTGCTTCTTCTTGCGCCTGGGCTTCCTGCTGTGCCTGGAGAGCTTCTGCTTCTTGAGATGCCGCTTGCTGTTCCGCAAAACTTTCTTCACGCAAACTTGGACTTGTGCTGCCAGGGATACCAGGCTGGCCTCGGTTCTGTTTTACAAATCTATCGACGACAGAACGACGACCAGTAATTTTATCAATCATTCGGCCAGTTCCTTGCACAGCCGCCTGACCTAAGAGGGAGGTACCACCAGTGCTCAATGCAGCACTTCCTGATAGCAACGGACGCAGTAAACGCTCTGTCGCCACAGCGCCTTTGTCATAACCTATACCGCCCCCTGCTATGGCAAATTGGTCTGTAATTGCAGAGACACCACCCTGATATCCACCATTGTGAAGCTTTGTCAATTGGTTAAGCTGGCGTAATACAGATAGAGCCTGCTGACCCTCTCTGGTATCTCCTGAGAGAGATTCAAGTGCTGACATTTCTTGAACACCGACAGTACTTTTAGTTTTGTTACGGCCTTCGCGGTAAGCCGCTGCTGCAAGAACTTTCTGTGCCACTTCTTCAAGACTGTCCTGGTCCGTGACTGCTACCCGAGACTTCAAATCTGCAAATAGCTGCTTGAGGTCTTCTGTGTACTGAATGTGAGCTTTGTCTACAGTTTCTCGAGCACCCTGAGAAGACATTTTGTCGATGTCCTGAAGGTCATAGCCGTTAGCCTCGGCTATCTCTGCTAGTCGCTGAGCAAAAGAAGCTGTGGCCTCCTGGTCTGCAGGAGCTGAGCTTGTGTTGCTTCCTCGGACCAGGTTAGTTGCTGCACCTAAAGTGCCTGTACCTGTTTTTATAGTGCCAGCCATTAGGCCGCCTGTAATACCTGCATCAGTTAGCCGCTGCTGTACTTCCTCGCCTGTGTACTCACCGCCTTGAGTTGCCGTTGCCGCCATATTGAGGCCTTCCTGGCCTGTCTCTGTGGCAGCCTCGACGCCCATACCTTTTAAAAACTGTGCAGCCTTTTCGCCCATACCTTTTTTACGAAGGGTGTCTGCAATTTGCTGGGAAGTCATTTTTTCTAGGTCTTTCAGGTTAAAAACCTTACGCACACCCAGGCGGTCAAGAAGGCCGCTGACTACACCGACTCCAATAGCTACATCAGAGTCAAACTTTCCTGTCTTTTCTTTCTGCTCAAGAACATTTTCACCAATTCCAAGGCCAATACCTGTAGCAGTAGTTGCCGCCCCCAGCGATGCAACTAACCAGGCAGGGGCACTGTATGCTGCTGCAGCGGCAGTCAAACCACCGCCTACTAAAGTTGCGCCTGTTGTAGGTAAGCCTGCTGCTACCGCTGAGCCAGCGTGAGATGCAAATCCGGAAACTCCGTCCTTTTCAACAGCGTCTTTGAAACCATCATACTTAAACTGATAGTCGCCTTTGGCGATGTCTTTCTCTTGCTGCGCCTGCACGTTCTGACCGTGCGCGACCATTGTCTCGCTTCCAATTTTTTGACCAACGCCTTCTGCAAATCCACCATACAAGTTCTGAGCCTGGTCGACACCGTACTGAAACGCATTGTCTTTTGGCGGTGCCTGGTTGGCATGTGGGCTAGGCAGAGGTGACTGATATTGCCCGCCTTGCTGGACCTGCATATTATTACCAGCTGCTGCTTCTTGCTTTAGCAGCTCACCCATTCTCTTTGCAGCTGCAAAATCACCTGCGTTATGGGCATTGATAATTGCTTGTTCTAACTGTCCAGACATACGGGCATTCCTTTTATTACTTGTATTGGTCAATTATTGCTTGGTCTTCTGGCGAATATTGTGTTGTCGCTTGTGGATTGGACGCTGCGGGCGAACTTGAAACTCTGACGCCATTCGCTAGTCGATATCTAACTGATGCCGTTGCATCTCTTTTAGCTTTAATCCAGTCTAACCAAACCTTTTCGTCGGCCACCATCGTGGGCATTGGCTTAGCAAATATCGCCATCTCTCTATCGGAAACTGCACCCTTGGTCTGTGCGATAGAAAGTAACATCTGGTCGACGCGGAATTGTTCCATACGCAACCTGGTGTAAGCCTTAGGGTCGCCAGACATATTTTCAAGCCACGCATCGACAGTGCCGTCTTTGACACCCGTCAAGTCATCACCGTAGCCCGCAATTTCGCTATACAGGGAGTCCATCTCAGCAATAGCTGTGTCGTACTGCATAAGAGTTTCTTGCGCTTCACCACCGTCACCCTGCGCTTTCGCCAGGGCAGTCTGGTAATCCATCTGGCTTTGCTCGTAGGCTGCTAAACCTGAGCGGTCTGAATTTTGAATGTTGGCGTATTCTTTACCGAAGGCGCCCATAGCGGCATTGCCGCCAAGGTGGCTGGCGCCTTGCATGGCACCCCCAAGGCGTATCAGTCTTTCGTTGAGCCCAATCTTTTGATAGCCACTACCCTTGTTGGCCCGCCCCATCTGAGTACCATCGCGGCGACCTGAGGTGACCTCAGTGTCGTCGTCATAGATTTGCGGATTAGCGGCTTCAAATGCTGCGGCTTGCTGTGGGTCCATTGGTGCCTGGCCGACAGATTCAACAATAGGTGCTGGACCTTGTTGTGTTAGCACTGGAGGCGTAGCTGCTCCAGTTGCTGGTGTACCGAGCACGGGTGGAGGCGTTTGTGCATAGCGTCCGTTAGGGTCAGGTTTCATGGTGACGCCAGCTATGTGGTCTTCGACTGTTTGCTGGTGCTCAGGTAATAAACTACCATCAGGTCCGTACATGTGCAGGTTGCCCATGTTAGATTGCATCTGACTCATGCCCTGGGGACTGGTGTAGTCTTGTGGGAAATAGTTAGGGAGGTAACTCTGCTGGTTATAGCCGCGTTGGATAGGCATTAGAGCTTCCCCCCGCCAGATGAGCTAGTATTATTAGCCGCAGCTGCTGCTTTGTTGGCCTGATACTTCCCGAACATGTCGCCACCGATACCAGCGCCCTGCATTGCCCCACCCATGAATGCTGCATCGGGTGAATGCATGTTCGGAGTGGTTGACGATGAGTTGTACACCGCGTTGTTTAGGATTCCTCTCTGGTACTTTATTTGGTTATCTAATCCGAAGTCACGATTGCGCTCAAATCGATTACGCTCGTCATTCATACGCGCCTGGTCGTAGCCTTGCAAGTTGTTGCCCGCGCTATTCATCATGTTGCCAAATTGGTTCATGGCATTGATGCCTTGGCCATAGGATTGCTGGAGTCCAGAATTGGCATTCATGGCATTGTTGAACTGCTTATTTTTTTGGCCCATGTATTGGCCTGATAAGGTATTTTCGACGTTGGCCGTCATGTCGGCCTTACGGTCATTAAAGCCACGCATCAGGTTGGCATCGGCAATACCTGCACGGCTGCTATTCATGTTGCCACTTGCTGAGGCATTCATGTTGTTACCCGTCAGCTGGTTCTCAGTGAGGTTGCGAAAGTCATCGCGCATGGCTGAGTCAACAATTCCACCGCTGTTGTCACGGGCATATTGGTAGCTGTCGCCAATGTTGTCCTGCTGTGACTGCTTATAAAGGTCACCGTAGTTTGCCGCAAAGTTTTTGCCTTGCTGACTAATATCAAATGCACCCTGACCACCTGCGGCACCCATGTTACCCATGTACTGGTTGCCCATCATTTGGTACTGGTTTGGTCCTGCATGGGTATCGCCCATGTAGGCACCAGCATCCTGTACGTTCTGTAGATAGTTGCCTGCAGAGTCGTAAGAATCCTTAATGTATGGTTGCGAAAAATTGTAGCCTGCCATTGTGTTGGCGTTGGCTTCATCCTGCGCTGATTGCGCGTCCTTGGCGGCTCGGCGTGACATAAGCCCGCCTGCTACTGAACCTACAACTTGTGCTGCTGCTGCACCCATTTTATATAACCTCTTTCCGGTAAATGTCTCGGGCCTGTCCGTCGACACATAGATTTGTTTGCTGGTAACTAAAGCCCAGCATCTTTAAGAATTTTTTATGTTTAAAATCACCGTGCTCATGTAGTGCCATGAGAGGTGTTTCGCGTAACGTCATTAAAAGACGCATGCCCATTAACAGCTCTTCTCTGACACTTTTGCTGTAAAGGAAAACGTCACAGTGAATCCAGGTTAAGCCGTCATGGTGCTCGTAGTAGACGTTAAAATTATCTGACTCGATTACAGGCACTTTCATTAGGCACCTCTAACTCGATGGTGAACTTGGCCACACAACATTGTCCAGAGACGCTATATCGCTTGGGATAGCGCCTGGTAAATCGCGCAGTGCCTGGCGGTAGGTTGCCCAGGATGATTTGACACCAGCGTTAAAAGTTACGTCTGGCATCTGCGTGTAATCACATGCTGCCAGGCGCTCATTACGAGTCACCCTGACATTGTCAACAATAAGGTCACGCGGGTTTTCTAAGGAAACAATTGTTTGGACCACACGTTCCTGGTCAGCGTCGTAGACGTTAGCGTAGGTTTGTATAAGCTCATCGATGGGGTCGCTGCAGAACACGTATTCCACCCAGGTCCCTCCAATCTGTCCAAGCTGCTCGTCCGTGAGGAACTGTGGACTTCCGTCGGGTAAGTCATTTTCTATTCGACTATAAAACATTACACGATACCTGTAGTTGTGCCTGACCAGTGCGCTGTTCCACTGCGAGACTGATTAGTGGTACCAGTGCCGTTGTCGCTGTACATTTGGATACTGACACGGAACCTGGTCGTGGAGGTTGTGGATGAACTTAGGCTGCCTACTACCGGAATCGTCGTCCAAGAGTTACCACCTGATGCGGTCTTGTGCCGCAGAGTTTGCACCTCTGTATAAGAGCCTGCGCTACCACCAGTGACAGTGGCTGATTCGAGTTTTACATAGGCAGTATCTGTGGCAAATGCCGCGTCGAATACCATGTTAATGCTAGGTACGTGAGCTTTCGCAGCGTTGCCTGGGCAATCAACTGTCATCAACTCAACAAACCCAGCAGACGTAGGCCCAAAGTTCTTGCTGGCACTCCCTGAGAAGGCTGAGGTGGGGTTAACAGTGCCGACTATATTACCTGTTGTCAGATTCTTTATGTGGGCCGCTTCCATTGTCACAAGGCCATTCGTGATGTCGAACACTGTCGCGCCCGTTTCTCCTGCAACTGCCCCTTCGACAATAAGGAACTTATCTGCGGTAATCTTAAAGGTTCCGCTAGAACCGTTATTGTTCTGCGAGAAGCCAGTGATGTAGCCGTTGGCATCTAAAGAAACGCCATACTTGGCTTCGAGTATTCCATCGGCCAGAACCCTAGCAGTAGTCTCTGTGGTGACTGAGGTTGCCACCACACCAACTGCTGCTGAGACTGTAGATATGCTAGTTGCCAAAGCATCGTCTGCATCCACAGAAATGTTGTAGTTGTTGGCAATGTTGCCGTTAGCTGTGGCAACAGTCGCTGTCAAGGCTGTAACCAACGAGGCAGTTGCACTGTTCTCATTTGCAGCAGTTGTTGCCGTCGTTGTTATGTCTGCTGTGTTTTGCCCGACTGTAGAACTTAAACTGTTGATGCTCTGAGTCAGAACATTGTCCGCAGAAACTGAGATGTTGTAGTTGTTACTGATGTTGCCATTGGCGGTAGCGACTGCGGCATCGAGAGCAGTTACCAGTGATGCAGTTGCACTATTGGCAGTTGCAGCAGCCGAAGCCTCAGTAACAACCGAGGCAGCCACAGTATCAACATTGGCTTGTACAGCTTGCCGTGCGGTAGCTTCGGCACTAATGGCATCTGCCCTTGCTGTTGTTTCGGTTACAACAGAGGCAGCGTTAGTTGCAACATTTGCTTGCACAGTGGTTATGAGAGAGGCAAATGCTGAGTTTTCACCTGTGCGCGTGACGGCTTCTTGAGTAATAGCTGCGGTGTTGTTGCCTACGGTATTGTTGATGTCAATTATTGTTTGCTTGACTTCAGTAACACCGTCCTGGGTTGTCTTGGTTTCCTGGCCATTCAGTGCCAGGGTATTCTCGATACGCTGCAGCTCGTCGGCCACATAAGACTTAATGATTTCAGGACTGTCGCCCAGAGTTGGCACAGGCTTGCGCTTGTACCCTAGAGGTAGCTGTTGGGACATGGGGCTTACCTCCTGCCAGTTGTGGTTATCTCGGCATCAAACCCTGAGAAATCAAAGTTCTTGGTGTCCAGGACATCCATGCGGTAGGCCAGGTATCGACCAGCTGCTCGGGAATCAATCTTGTGCTGATACGATGCGTCAAAAGTTACCTGGGACTCATAGGTGGGTACTGAGTTCTGTAGGTTCGAGGCGCCCACTTTGAATTGAAACTGCATGTTCGAGGATTCTGTATACACCTGGGGGTAAATTCTGGAGATTACTTTGTAAGCTGAGATTTGCATCATCTCATCGAGGTCTATACCTGTACGCTCCACAAAGGGTGCCTTGTTAGCCTCGGAATCATATGGAGCTGAGAGCATGCTCGAGCTACCCGTGAGGTCCAGGCCGTAGAGCTTGTGTGAGCTGATGCCATCGGGGGTGTTGCTCTTGCCTGCAAATAATGTGTGGGAGTCGTAACCAGCTTCCTGGCTAAAGTAGGTACCACCATTAGTCTCGTAGCTATTAGTTACGGTTGCATATGTCGAGGCAGTAGGTATTGATGCTGCAGTAGCTGCGGACACGTTGGGGAGGTCCATAAAAGACCAAGTGCCATTCTTATAGTTGAACACTGCAGCGCGGTTACACTCTGTACCACTGGTGTACTCGGCCATATCATCGCCAGACACATAACAAAAATATATTTCTTCCAGGAGAGGGTTAGCCTGGACAAAACACTTGTCGGTCTTGGCGGTGTTAAGACTTGAGTAGATGTACTGCTTAACTTTTTCATCGGCAATACTCTGCTTAGAGTGAGTGTCGTGTGTATAGATGTCATCAGTGCCAAAGACAAAGTGCCTACCTTCAATTTCGACAGCACAGTTCTGGTTGATTACACCTGCATCGGTAAATAGCTTTCTGAAGTTGAAGATGAATGCACCACCCGTAAACTCCATCAGGTACACCTGGTCTCTAGAGTAGATAACAAAGTTAGTACCTAAGGATGCACCGTCCAGGATTGGGGTCTTCATCTCGACCAGGTCATTAAAACCTGCGCTCTTAGTGGCATCAGATGCATCCCAAGAATTAGGCACAGAGTTTGCCAGGGCTGGGTTAGACCACCGCACTCGAGTACTGTACCCAGTGCCGCTCTCAGTGGTGTTTAGAGCCAGCAGGAAGTCACCATACGCTCTTACGGACGCAGCTCTCCAGGTGCTATCCCAGTTAGGGAGCGCAGCAAACTGAGTGCCGCCCTGGGCCATATATCCAGGTACCTTGTCAGCTCTGTTTAAGTACGTGATGTCAGCCAGAGTGGTCGCTGTGTAGCGTAGGCCACTGGTCGAGGTTGTCGCTAGGCTGCCCTGGCGCGACACCAGGCTACCGTTTACATACTCACGTAGCTCGTAAGTATCCGAGGCTAAGATAACCGAGGAGAAGCTGGAGGCTGAGGCTGCAGTAATACCATGTACAAAGGCTGGGGCTATGGCTAGGCTGTCCTGGATGTTTCTAAAGACAGGGGCCCTAGACACAGTACCTTCATCAAAGCGTACATTCTTAGCCCTGGTGAAAGCTTCAGGGGGCAGTGTCGATGGTGGGATATCGGTAACTACACCTGCATTACCTAGACCTCTAATAGGCAGATTCTGCGGCATAGACTAGCTCCTGTTACTGTTGTTAAAGAACACGCTTCCACATGTGGACAACCAGGTAAGGCTGTAAGTTATTGTGGGCACCACCACCCCCAGTGTCCTGGGTGGCAATGGTGGCTGTAGGGTCACCTGGGTTGGTGCCTGCAGGGTGCGTGGTCTGCCCCAGGTTATCGAGTTCCTGGTACAACACATCGTGGCTGTGGGCGGGTATCTCACTGATATTCAATGTGTGGGTCTTAGAGCCACCTGTGGCCTCTACGGTGTCGAAGTCACTGTCGAGACTATCAATACCGACCAGGACCTTACCCACGCCTATGGGTAACCAGGTACCTCCAAACAAAGTGTCGGGGGTGGTACTTACGACTGAGGTATACACAGCCCCCACGGGGTATGCCACAAGGGCAGTGACTCCCAACAAAGTAGTGAGAGCAGCGGCAGTCATCCCTGCGCCTAGCGTCGGGGTGCTACCGTCAGAGACAATCGCTGGCTCAGAGACTGCTAAAAGTGTCTTGAGAGATGCTGCGGTAATGCCTGCAGTCAGGGTAGGCGCTGAGCCATCCGATATGATTGCTGAGGTTGCAGCTGCTGCATCAAGTTCTACCTGGGTCTTGGTCACAGGTCCCGTGATGTTAGGGAAGGTGGCCTGGAGCGTAGACTTGATGAGGCGCAGGTGCTCGTCTGCCTGGGACAGCGCATCGGTAGCTTCGGGGTTAGTAACCAGTAGCTGATTGATATACGTGGCTGATTCGAGGGGCATGGGTGGTAGACCTTTAGTTTTCTCAGGGGGACCCTGCTATTAAGAGGCTGACAACAACAACAACAAGCGCGGGGTTAAGCGGCGTTTTTGAAGTCATCGTCAGACATTGGGTGCGGGGGGTTGATTTTCTGGGCTGGAGTCCCTGGATTCCTGAGCTCATAGGCTGCAGGCCGCGTGGTTACTGGGTTTCTTACGTCAATCGATGTGTTATCTATTGACCTTTGCCTACCGCCCTACTCCGACATCCATTTGACATTTGGTTATCTGAGATTTTTATTGGCGCGACGGCTGATTTCTTGTGTACAAATCGGGACCTAAGTAAACCTAAGTCCACCCAAGTCCACCTAAGTAAACCCTGGTCAACACACGTATCGATACACATGTTTACTAAAGAACATACACATGGTGACTATAGAACAATAGACAACAGCAGTTGAGCCTTAGCTTTTAACACGACATGCCTGTGTTGGCCTTATCCTGAGTTGTCTTGGTGTTTTATATTCTAATTGTAATAATTACCCAAGACCTCCTTAGTCATCCCATGAACTGAGGGGGGAGACACATGATAACCAGGGAGGCCTTGAGATAAACTGTGGGTCGTGTGTGCGTTAGTCGACGTTAGTATCAGCCGACGCCGCAGACAGACGTATCTCTCTTAAAGGTGGACATAATTATTTGGTAGGTAACTTAGGGTATTCAGGAGGTAGACCCACCCCTTTTGGGTAGGTGCGGGACTGGACTATTGCGTGTAGAGGGGAGTAAACTGCAAGCGTGTCGTCTACCAGGGACGAGACCAGGATAGCTTGCTCTATCCAACTACGGTCAACGCCCTGGTAGGCGGCCGCTTTTATGCAGCAAGGTGCCTATTCAACCATGCATAGACTTGTCTGACAATAGTATTCTGCTCCTAATCAATGACTACTGAGCCCCTTTCACCTTACTGTGCTATCCATTTATCGCATACATGCCATAGACAATCGGCATTAGCCTAGTTCTCTAGTGTTCCTATAATAGGCCCTCACCTAACCAGAGAGGACCTTGATACACCACATGAACTATATGATTGCCTTTACCCTTGTAACACTAATTGCTATTGCTCTTGATAACTTAACAATAACTTCTTCAGATAAAAGTCAGCCTTCTGTACACATTGCTCGCCTGAGCCGTGTTTTAAGCTTTCTCGCCAGACATACTTAATAACCTGGCCCTTCAGGAACCCTCTCCAGGCCTCTGTGTCACCACCTAAGGCCGCCTGGATACCATCGATACACTCGACATTGCCCTGGGTATAATGCTCAGGGTGGTTCACTGGGTCGACCTCAGGGCCACCATAGATTTCGTCGTGTTCTTCCTGTGCGTCTTGGGCATACCTCTGCAGCGCAGGGTGCTCCTGCCGCAGCTTATTCCAGTCAGCTGGTGTTGCCATATTGATACTCATATCCTGATTCTCCTGCCGCAGTCTCGACACGGCATCATCCAGTTCGTTTTCTTTGGGACACACCGGCAGTAGCTCGTGCGTAGTAAGTCTTCCTCATCGCCGACCTGGAGAATGTCATAGCCCGCTTTAGGCGCATCAAATTCTTCAGGGGTCAGCTGCTTACGGTCTCGTGTTGTTAATATCATTATGAAAATAATCTCCTTCATCGAGGCACATGATGATTGGGGTCTCTGGACCAAAGTAGGCGCCAGCCACGTTAAACCAGAAGTAGTCACTGGCCTCGTGGTGCTCCATTCCCTGCTCATGCTCCAGAATCTCAATAATCTTGTCCATGTCGTAAACTAGTACAGGGTGGCCCAGGTTGCAGGTGTGACCTACTACTGCATCGTTGAAACCATCCAGGCGCATTAGCTCTGAGTCATTCATCGGCCTGGCTCCCATAGGTTTATGGTTTCAGTTGTCTCATCCCAGTCGCACCACCG